ATTCACAGAAATAGAAAAAACCACCCAAAGCCCATATATAAAGGGTTTGAGTGGTTTTGAATCTCTTTGCAGAGTAGTCAAAAGTATGTTCTGACTAACGTTTAGAGAATTGTATGAACCTTTATATAAAGCACATATGTAGAATGTTGTGGCCTTTTTGTGTCCTATTGCTTTTTTGTGAGCCTTTCCTAGACGTTATCACAAGGCTTTTAACATAAAAAAAGAACCTACGCACGAATGCATAGGCTCAATCTTTTTACTTAAACAATTTCAAAATCTTTTCGACAATACTTAGCAACATTTCAATCAATTTGTTGATACCAGATACATTAATTTCGTCTTTTTTGACAGAATCCGAACTATTTTCATCGCTTTTATCGTTTTTTGGTTCATCTTTTTCGGAATTTGAACCATTTTCATCCTTTTTAGGCTCATCGTGCTTTGGATCAGATTTGAAGAAGTCGATATCATGGAAGATAACATTCTTGTCAATTGGATTTGCACTGTACTGGTGCATCACTCCAACACTCGACTGATCAGACTGGATTTCTCCGTTATTCGTTCCCCAATTTGCAACCCAAATTGGATAAGTCGTTTCTACGAACGTGCCTAGCCATGATGTACTAGTGTACACACCAGTGTAGTAGCCTTGAGCACTCACGTAGTCACAGAACACCTTACAAGAGAAAGAGCATCTTTCCTTTGTTAAGACACCAGCTTTCTTCTTGTAAGCGTCGGCATCTTCCATATCAAACCAGATACCCATCTGGATGTTTCTGCCTTTGACAAGGCTGCAGATGTATTCTGCTTCTGCTCTAGCCTGCTCGTCATTCAACGCATAATCATAACAATACACACCATAAGGAATCTTCAATTGCTCACACTTATCTGCAAAGTATTCAAACTTCTTATCTGTATGCTCTCCGTAAGATGCACGTATGATCACAAAGTCGTATTGTGACAAGTCAATATCCGAACTGTTATGTTCTGAGATATCGACTCCATATCCTTTGACATTCTTTTTCAAATCTGTTGTGGTTGGCTTAGAAGGCTCAGTGGTAGAAGGCTTCGACTCTTCCTTCTTTTCTTCTTCTGGTGCAGTAAACTTTGCCCACATCTGAGATCTGTCCTCTGTCGCAGATACCGCCACAAAGACTTTTCTATCTCCTTCTTTGCCGACAACGTATCTATGGCCATTTGTGACACACTTCCAGTAGTAGCGAATCTCGTCTCCTGAATTACATTGGCCAAAGATTTCACCACTTGGATTGTCGTAGTGTTTATGCACACCATCAACAATGAATGTGGCCACTCCATCCTCTTGTGTCAATTCAATGTCTTTTGTCTCTGGTGCACTGATTGTAGCCCATGGATCTACACCATAGGACTCACTGCCACTGACTGCTGCGAAACATCTGACACCATTTGTATGAAGCCATGAAATCCATCTATGGCCAAGTCCGACCCACTTTTCAGTGTAGACTTGTTTTTCACCTTTGACAAAAGAACCATATGACGGTCCCGTTGGTGAGTCTCTATGGATAACGATATCGGTATCGTTATTGAAAGTGGCCATTCCATTCTCTTTGATCAACTGTGTAGCTACATATGCAAAAGCATTTGTGTAGAATTTAGGCCTCAAGTAACCCCACACTGCACCTTGATAGTTCAGTGGCCACAACAACGCTTGTGGTTTGCCTAAAACATTCTGAGAGAGCGCTCTGCCCTCCCAGTATATAAAGATGTGGCCATACCTAGAATCGCCACCTACAGACACGCCTACATCACCATTCTGAGGTGGTCCACTGACGACATCAAAATAATTCAAAACACCATTACCGGCTCGATTGAACCACCAGTCTTTGGCATGGCCACGTGCCACACAAGGTTTGCTAGCCCATGCCATCAGTCCCTGGATCAGTGACACACACTGGCCGCCATATGGTTCATCAACCTGAACATAGTTGATATTCATAATCTGGCCCCTATTATTAAAGACCTTACCATTTGCATAATTTTGGAATTCTTGCGAAGTACCCATGCTCGCCCTCCTAATTTTTCTCGACTAAAAAATCCTGAATTTCTTTTCGTGTAGCCTTTAGACTTTCTTTATCATCTTCCGATAACATTCCATCGAGGATGGCCATGTTCGCCTTTAACATCAGATCGCCTCGCTTCTTATCCTCTTCCAACCGGTCATCATGATCTGATAGGATGCGAGTATGTTCCTCTAATTTGCGATTGATACCTTCCTGATTCAGCGTTATCTTCTCAAGTGAATTCAATCGTTCGTTATCTCGATGCAATAATTCTGTATGTCTTTTCACTGTTTCTTTAAGATCATCGCTCGGCTTTTTTAATTCCTTGATAATCTTAACAGTGGCCCAGACAAGGCCAATAAAAGTAAGACACCAGACAATCTGTTCACTAGTAATCACAAAGTTCATTACCAGCGCCCTCACTAATTTTCTTTCGTTGTATCTACTTCAGGAAGTCCGGCCAACGATGTCAAAAGTGACAAGATTCCGGCCAAGGCAGTGCTTGATACTACAACTTTAAGATCCACTTGTTCCATCATTTGTGATGTTCCAATCATCGCAATCGCAGTCTGGCACATTGTTTTTAGGCAGCGTGTGCATGCTGCGCTCCACCATTTAGCATTTTTTAATTGTTCCATATTCTATCTCTCCTTGCTTGCTCCATAATTGTCAACAATGTGCCAGTCATCACATGCACAATTGCTGATTGTGTATACAATATCGTCTGAATCCGTTAATTTTAAATCAATACCATCTTTCGTATGGATCATGATGATTCCATCAACGATATGCCAATATCCAGTCCAATGACTACGCGCAACCTTGTGGCCACGCGTCATAGATATAAACGCAGATGCAAAATTCATATACAGTTACCTCCTAGATCTCAACGTTTTCAATCTTTGCACGAATAACAAGGATATCCATATATTTTTTCATGGAATCCAACTGAAGATCATAGATTTCTCTTGGACAAGTTGGTTCGAAGTTCAACTTTCCTTCATCCCATTTGTCGCACATAGCTTTCAATTTGTCGTGACGAATCTTCACTTGAAAATACTCGCCTTTGAATCTATCTTTGTAATCTGTAGAGTTCATCAACTCTACTGTTTCGCTTAATTCCATAGCTTTCCTCCTACTTGTATACCTTTCCAGTAATTTCTTTATATTCTTCTGGTGTGATCAAACCTTTTTTCACTGCATTCTTAACTGCAGTAAGTGGCCACACTTTGGCGCGATAGTATGTTTTGATTTTTTCAAATAATTCTGAATGTTCCATTTTACTAACCCTCCAAAATTGTATCTGTCATCATGGCAGTGTATAACACTTGTGCCTGGATTTTTTCTGCAGCACTAAGTGTTGGCACTGGCTCATAATCTAAGTAGTTTTCCGGATTGTTCTTCAAATCATTCAAATCAATGTTTGAAGTCAATTCACAGAATTCGTTGTAATCATATTCATAGTAGTGTTCAGATGGACACATTTCTGTAGCTTCTGTATCACCTTCTGTCTCATTCAAATAAACATAAACATAAACTTTATCCTCAAACGTAAACGTCTGCACATTTGGCATTTTCTTGTAAAACTTTTGTCTTATCATACTTTGATACAACCTTTCTAGCCTTTTTAAATAAGGCAAATAGATTATTACTTTTTAGATATTGTTGAGAATCAGAATGTTCTAATAATCCTTTATAAGAAAGCAACGTCTTCGCATTTGTCACACTGTTTGGTGCTCTTCTGAACTTGGTGACCGCTCTTCTGATGTGTCGGAAAGTTTTTCTTCGAATCGTTATGTGATCACGATAGATTTTAAATCCCATCATATCAACGAAGTCATCATCACCAATTTTGAAACATCGCCAGGAATCTTTAAGATCCAATCCTTTAGTGCGCATTTCTTCTTCTAGTATTTCTACTGCACGCATCATATCTTTAGAATTAGATCCTGCGATAAATAAATCATCCATATAGAATAATGTTTTATAAATAAGATTAACTCTTTGAATTGTTCCATTTCTTTTATGTCTGATTCTGTATGATCTTTCCTGGATCTTGTGATATACATCCATCAAAAACAGATTACCAAGGTACTGTGATAGATATGATCCAATACTTAGACCTTTTTTGAATGTCCTGATCAGAGTCTTTATAAGCCACATAAGATGCTCATTCTTAACTCTTTTTTCTAGCCAAGCAATAATCGTGTCCTGCGGAATCGATTCATAATATTTACGGATATCGAACTTACACACATAGTTGATTCTGTATTTTCCATTGTGCTTTTCCGACAACCATCGATGTATGGCCAAAGCTCCATAAATTTGTCCTCTATCCGGTAAAGAAGCACACTGGTACTTTCCTAATCCTGCAATCAATTCAGACAATCCAGCCACTGCGATATAGTCATATATCTGTTGTTTGATGTCCTGGATGCCGATAACTCTTGCTTTTTGAGATCCAACATCATATATCGTTCGATACCATATAGGCACTAGATCCAACTGTCTGCACAACAATTCTTTCTGCAGCACAAGAGCGATACTATCTACATCACCGTAGGTATCAAACAGCCTTGCGATATCTGTTCTTGTTTTCTTTTTCTTTTTAAGACATCTGTATATACAGTCTTTTATTAAATCTAAATCAGTAATATCTACATTTTTACATTTTCTTTTCATTGAACTTTAAATCCTTTTTCGATTGTTTGTGTATAGGGTTTCGACAAAAAGTCTACTAGTCTACGTTCGTCACAAAATTTTACATCACAACATGACGTTGTCGATGTGAGCATCTATATGATGGCTTACTCCAGTTTCCTGAGCTTGCGAGACATGGTTAATGTATTTAATTTATAAACAATCATGCGACAAGTAGTTCCACCTGGCATTGCCAAGGCCATTCCTGCAATTCAAGTAACAAAGGCCGGCATTCGAGCCATTCCTGAGGTTACCGCCCTACCATGAATCCTCTAAATTTAATATTTAATTGTTAGCTAACAATGCAAGGGGGATGCCCCCTTGCAACCCCCGATTGAACATCAATCGAGCGACAAGAAGTGCCACCTGGCAAGGCCAAGGCCATCCCCGCAATACAAGCAACAAATGCCGGCATTCGAGCCAACCCCGAGGCCACCGCCCGTAAGATATTCTCGTGTTCCGCTTGTTGATTGTCCTCCGGCATATAGATAGTCACCTACACCCTGGCTTTGGCCGGAACCAAATGCAGATGGGAACCATGCGCCATCCACGATAGAGATATCTCCAATCCACGAATCTGAACCATCTGCCTTGGCCGGAATCGTTCCAACCTTTGTATAAGTATTCTTGATCGTTGCCTCTGATGATGAGTGTGCTACACCTCTAGGCGCACGATAAACATCTTTCGAATAATCCGCATTGAATACCATGACTGTATCGCTTGGAATCGTCCATCCACCAACGCTGAATTCTAGTCCCTGGATTCTGTATGGATGTTTTCCATCTGTATTAGATACTGGTGAACCATCGTGATGGCCAATAACTACATCAGTGCATCCACTATCGTAGTGCCATGAAGACATGTAGATGTATTGTGTAGCACTTCCTCCAGTGACTGGAGTCGTATCAAAAGGATCGCAATCAAGATAAACTGCACAGTTATCTGCATCTAGATCATCGATTCTTAAAATCTTGGCTGCATATGCGTATTTATACATTGTCGAATTTCCTCGGTCTAAATCGACAGATCCATCACCTTTATCTCGTCCATATCCGACTATTACGCTAGATCCAATCTGCCATGATGTTTTTTCACTCTTTGGAATTGGGAAATACGTAGCTTTTGTAGAACGTTCCACACTGGATTTCGTCTGCGCCGAATAGTTTGTATTTCCTGAGAAGATATTCTGTGAGTTCTTTGTCGCATACTTAATCATCAACATGATGATTCCGAATGACTGTCTATCGATTCCAGCGCCCCAGAAGCCTGGACCTTTTTTCTGATAATTCACAATCATGTTATCGTGGCTTTGATTAATCGCAACTTTTCCAGGTTGAGATCTCAACTTTCCATCACTGGCAGTAACACTGTGAAATCTAGAATAAATAAAGTAAGGCATCACTGTGCCATCTGCACGAACAGCCGCAAACCAAGGTTTTAACCCTAAAGCGTGGTTAGGTGAATCAGAAATCAACCATTCTGTATAATTCTCTGTTTCGATTTGTTTGTAGTAGAAAGTCATCTGTAGAGCACCACAGTCAACTGCACCTGTCTCCTGATAGTTTCCATCACCAATCATTGCGACTGGATATGCAAAACCATCATCATATCGTTTATAGTTACATTCGTACCACTTAAACAAAGGAATGTTCTTGTAGTCGTCTGTGCCTTCAACTGCATCTGTACTAGGCTGGCAGACTAATCCAACATTGTCTCGAGTCTTTTCGCACGAACTTGTTGGATTTGATGCAAACTTCCACACTTTTGTTCCATAGATTTTTCTTGTTCTCTGTGGAATAAACATTGAATTAAAATAGTCGGCACTGTATTTCTCATATCCTGGAACCATTTTTTCCAAAGCGTTCGCGACTCTTGTCAATTGCTCATCTGTGGCCAGAAACTTCTCTACATATGTTTCTGTAGATGCTGCTAAAGCTACTTCACTCGAATTCTCTGACATACTTTTCCTCCTTTAACACTCAAGCCTAAAGTGTCAATCAAGTTATTGATCGTAACCACTGCGGCTGATTTTGTATTTTCAATATCATCAATCGCATTTGTGTGTTTAGATGCGATTGAATCCAAAGCATTGTCTGAATTCTTTTTGATTTCAGACAAAGTACTTGTTTTAGTCGAATTGATTTGTTTAACCGCATCATCCGACACTTGTTTGGCATACGCTAATAGCTGCATAACTTCATCCTTGGACTCTGTAGCCACTGATCCAGTCACGTGCAATAAGCCTTCGGCTACATTTCCGATAGCTTTCAATGTATGCCATTCACGTTTAACTGTGCTGCCATCTAGCATTTCTGCACACACCCAGAATTCAACGTTTCCTTTTTCTTTTAAAGCATTCGCGTCAACTTCCCAGGCAAAGCTGCAGACTCCATTTGTGATAAATTTATTCGTGACTAAGTACGATCCAAACTCTCCAGCAGCATTCTTATAGATGATTCGAACTTGAGCGTTCGTCATATCAAATACTTCTGTTGGCCATGGATCCATTTGGAAATGTACCAAGCATGCATTCTTATCGTATTGCACGCCCAATAGGTCACATCCTTCTGGAATTACGATTCGCCTTGTCACACTGTCAATAATACAGACGTTGCTAAATGATTCAGATTCGCTATACACTGTTATTCCCATGTATAAACCTCCATTCTATCCATAGTTCACACCTTTTTTCACACTGCCATTGATGTTCCTATAGACTTTTTTAACCTTTTTAATTGTTCCATTGTGATTGTAATAAACACGAGCAACCTTGACTCGGCCACCCTGGTTGAATGCAATCTTCAACTGGTCTGCCGGAGTCGTAAATGATGCATATACACCACCTGTATATTGGACAGTTCCATTACGATCCATAACTTTAGTCGTTATCTTATAAGATGATTCTGGATTCAATCCAGTTACCTTGATAGATCCATTACCATTGTCTGGACTGACGTTCCATGTCTTTCCAGTAATCGCACACCACAGATACACTCGCCAGTAGTTTCGCACATTTGATAGTTTGTAATCGATTGCCGCATCGAATGGATTGATGTTCCTTGGATTGCCGCACTCGTATACGCTAGGACCACTTACACTCTGTGATTCACCAAGAACACCACTTGCCGAAAAGTTTCCAAACGATGTACTGCATCCAGGTGTATGATAAACACTTGGCCCATTGCCAAACGGAAGATCTAGAGTGCCTGCTGCAAGAACTCCAGTCTGCGTTGCTCCTGATAAATTTACATTGAATGTATGCTGATTCGTGTGAAACATAAAAACAGCCCCATTCCACTGGAGGCTGTTCTGCCGATAATCTTCTTTGATAAACATGGAATAATGCCAACGCATCAGGATGTTTGGCCAACTTCCAACTAGCTCTGTCCAATAATCCACCATCATGTGGATTCCACTTGTATTGGATCCACAATCTTTTCTCGTCATATTTAAACACCTATCCTTCTAATTGGAAGTAGAAATATCCACTAGGACAAGTGCTTGTGGTTGGTGTCGATGTGCCAACTTTCCACTTGAATTTTTCGCACTCAGAGATTCGACTTGAAAGACTACTGTCTGCCTTTTCTAAGTTTTGAACCTTATCTTCAATACTCTTAACACGCTTACTCACATCTGTGATATCTTTCGTGTTGTCATTGATTGACTTTCCATGCGTAGTGATGTTTCCTTCATTTGTGGCCACTCGTTTAGTCACACCATCAATCAAGCCTTTATTCGCTTTGATTTGATTCAATAAGTTTCCTACAGTGTTTCCATCTAAAGCTTTTTCAAGCTCTGCCAGTAATGCATTGTATTGATCATACATCGGCTGCGTTGGAAGCTTGTTCGTTCCGTCCGTTACAAGACCACAGAATGTTTCATTTAAACGTGTGTCGATGATGTGCGCAGATGTAATCGCGGATGCATTACCTGGTACCTGGATGATTGCTAAAATAATTTCATAAATGTTTTCATTTCTAATTGGTGCTGTTGGCCTGCTTCCATTTCCTCTTACATACGTTAGAACACAATTGTTTGTAGCTTTTGTATATCTGCATGAAATGTAATCGTAGCGTGTAGTAGATGATGCGATATCAATTGATAAAGTAACATCGGAAGTGTTTCCATAAGTAAATCCACCAATCGCACTTTTAGCACTAAATAAAAATGCATAACCAGGTGAAACTTTAATGTTCATCCCTCCGGATGCAGATACTTTCAGATCATCCCCGGTCGCATTAAAGATTCCTGTGGTTCTACCAACATGATATAGACGAACATCTTCAGATAGATATTTTGTATTATCTAAAGGATATGCCTTTTGTGCCATATTTAACCTCCTATTCTATTTGTAGAATTAAATTGATTTTGGTGTCTTCGTTTCCCTCCTCCACAAAATCTATACCTGTAATACGTGCATAAACTTGTAGACCGTATTTAATACTAATAACTGGGACAATATCACCAAGATCATAATCTCTTCCTAAGATAATTAATTTATCTTCAGGATTTAAAGTAAAAGAGAAGACAAATGCGCCTTCCCTGGTTTCTAGTAATTTTTCTTCTCCACGAATACGGAGTAATTCGCTGTATTCGCTATCTGAATACGTTTGCTCATTTCCGTTTGAATCTTTGTATGTTCGTTGCAAATCTCTCGCGTCCACATACATTTCTATTAATGGCTCATTAGCCTCACACATATCTACTGTAACCATTCTACGTTTCCCATCGTCATCGTCACCTAGAACATACGCAAAATTCTTGTATTTGGATAGCTCTACTTCGTATCTTTGCGCCAAAACATTTCCTAGATCATCTGAAAATTTTGCTTCATCTCTTCTGGATCCGAAATATATTTCAAAATAATTCAATACACTGTTCTTAACAATTTCACGATAGCCATATCCAACTAAAGCACAATACTTTTGAACTGTTTTTCTTAGACTTAACCAAGTTGTTTCGGAATCTGGTATTTTAGCCGTTAACCCTTTTGAATCTGCAACATTAATATCTAATCCACGTTTATTATCAGATACACATTTTAATAACGATGATTCAACGTTTCTAACAGTCAATGTGTTTATATTAACTCGATCATCTAAATTATCCATATATCCACTGATAATTAATACCGTTTCATCGTCTTCCTTCGGTACAACAGATTTAATAAACATGATCTCATTCCGTTCCTGACAGACGATGCGATTGAATTCAACTAGATATTTTAAATTATCTGTTGTAGCTTTCGCATATATTACTGCTTTTCCTTCTTCACAATAACGAGGTTTCCATTGAATACTTGTTACATTCTGAAGTAGCGCTTGTTTCTTTCCTTCACGATCATAAATAAAATAATTCATTAGACACCAGCTCTCACTGTTTCAAACGATAATTCTACAATTAGATTTTGTTCGTTTGTATCAGCACTATATCTTAATACATTCTCGCCTACCGCCAATTGGAAGAAAATACTGTCAAAATCCATCATCCAAAATACATTTATCACTTCTTCTCCGCGAAGCAAGTGACAATATTTTTGATTTGTATAAGTGCTTATTTCCAAGATATCTCCATTTTGCATCGTAAGATCATGATTCTTTCCAAATGATAAATGATCCTGTGTAACAACATTCACGATTTTTGGGTTCTTGATTTCAGCTTCTGCTTTCATTTGTAAAATAAACCCAGTTGGAAGATCTCCTTTATTCGAGAATGTTAATAGCGGCTGCCATATTCTTGTTGATATAGTAAATGGTTCAGTGCTTGAGTAGCTTTGTGGAAACATAAAATTAGATTCAAGTTTATTAAAACTTATTAATTGTGCTTCTTTTTCTTTTGGATAAGGATATGCTGCGTGCAGCATAAATTGAAAGTCTTGCCAGTTCCTATCCCAACTAATGTATGGAGTTTCCTTTGGCTCGACATCCCAATATACATCAATTCCTTCTTCTTCATCAATATAGCGAAATGTAGCTGCAATCCCTGGAAGAATTACAGCTAACATTTTCTTGCGAACATTTGGATCGTTTTTGAATTTACCAGTAATCGTAAAATCTTTAGGTTCTACAACCTTACCAGTAATTGATGATCCAATTTGATTAGAAACTGTTGATTCGGAAAGTGTAATGCTATTTTTAGATAATCCCATATCATCTGTAATATGGATTCCTGTAGCTCTTGAAAATTCAATGCTATCACCATTTGTATTTGTATAGATTACCTTTCTCATGCCCACACACTCCTTTTCAACATTGCTTGTGTTCTAATTTCCATTTCGTAAGGACTCAATTCCTTTGCAGAATTAATTGTCTGATAAAAGTTTGTAACCGGTCCTCGCGGAATACCTATAGTATTTTTGTCTGGATCCACTTTAAATTTAGCCACGTTTCTTATATCGCCAAAATTAAATGACGTTCTTGCACTTTGCATTGCTCTTTTGCCTAAATTACGCATAGCAATAATAAGACTATCGTCTTCTTCAACACCTGCAGCTGCACCCTGTGGAATAAATTGGCCAATTTCTTTTTTTGCTTTTCTAGAAGGTGACTTAATGCCTAAGAAAGACTTTACAGAATCAAAAGCACTCTTCGCAATATTCATCAAAGCACTTCCAATCGCTCCTCCGGCTGCTCTAATTCCACCTACAATACCACTAATGATATTAGATCCAATAGACAACCAATTATAAGAGGAGAATGCGCCAGCAGCCTGAGCTAGTATTCCAGGAATCGCCCCAAGCAATTGTGGTACCGCCTGTAATAAACCAGTACTGACCATAATCAAGATTTGCACACCTTTGCCTAAGAAATCAGGCAAGTGTAATGCAATTAAATTAACTAAGTTCACTAATATACCTAGCAATGTACTAAGAATACTTGGTAGACTCTGTAAAATACCTGTTGCAATATTTTTGATTACCTCAATACCTTTTGCCAGGAATTCCGGCATTTTAGAAAGCAATGTATTTAACATCGAAATTGCAGTATTCGAAATACTTTCTACTACTGTTGGAAGACAAGATACAATTCCTTGAACTAAATATAAGATCAATTCTAATCCTGTTTCTAGAAAACTAGGTAGATTTTCCAACAGACAAGTAAGCATTGACGTTACCATTGTCTGAATCTCTGCCATGATTATTGGAAAATTTGTGACAATTCCGGATACCAATCCATCAATCACATTCTTTCCTTGTTCCATGAAAGCTGGTAATTGTAATGCGATTGTACTAACTGCTTGAACTATCATACTAGAAACTTGTGTGCCTAATCCAGGAACACTTGTAGTAAAGAATGTCCCAATCTGAGCTAACATAGATCCTAATCCAGCAATCAATGCTGGAACAGCTTGACTAATACCTGTAACTACTGCTTGTGGCAGAGCTACAATAATATTTCCAACCATAGGCAATAGGTTGCCGAATATAAACGTTGAAGTTGTTTTAACTAGGTTCGACATTGGAACAGTGATATCTGCTCCAATTGAAAGATTTCCTAAGAAGTCTTGAGCAGCTGCTTTCATTGCTCCAAAAGATCCAGTCAATGTAGTTGAAGCTTCTTTGGCTGTGGTCCCGGTAATATCTAGATTTTCCTGGATTGCGTGAATTGCTTCATATACATCACTTAAATTGTTGATGTCGTATTTAACACCTGTTAATTTCTGTGCATCCTGTAGCAATCGCTCCATTTCGGATTTAGTACCACCATATCCAAGCTTCAAGTTATCAAGCATTGTGTAGTTCTGCTTTGCGAATCCTTGATATGCATTTTGAACGGATTCCATATCTGAACCCATTTTGTTTACGTTGTCTGACATATCAATCATAGCCATATTGGCCACTTCTGCTGCCTTTGCAGTGTTCCCACCCAAACTTGAAATCAATGACGCAGAGAATGATGTAACATTATTCATGTATTCATTCGCAGATACTCCGGCAGTTTTAAATGCCTGACTAGCATATTTTTTTACTGTATCTGCATTATTTTTAAAGAGTGTTTCAACACCTCCGAGTGATTGTTGAAGAGCTCCACCTTGAGTAAGTGATGCCCCTAAAAACGCTCCAATACCTCCAACAGTAATCACACCTTTTAAATTCGACACTAAAGCAGAACCAATTGTAGATCCGGATGATTCTCCGGCCGTCTGTGATTCTCCTTTTAGTGCATCAGTGATTTTTCCTTTAATACCTTTGGCAGATGGTACAATCTGCACATAGGCAGTACCTGCATTAGCCGGCATATTAATCACCTACCAATTCTTTTTTGAATCTTTCGAACTCTTCAACAGATTCAAAAGATTCAATATCCGATTCATTATCATTTGTTTTTCCCATTAATGCATCCACAATCATGGCAGGACGATTATTTCCTTCTTGCCCGTCTTTCGATTGGAACCATACCAATAAACTCAGACGATCCATAATAGATGCCAACAGAAAATCGCGTAATGATAACTTCTCATCCATCATTTTTAATTTGATTCGAGAATCATCCCTTAAGCCAACTGATAAAGTCGCTACTAATCTTGCTGGTAGCGACTTATAGTTATATATCTGATACGTTTCTGCAAGATCACAGATTAGTGCATCTTCATCTCTCGAAATCATGTTGGCCAGGGCTATTAGTTTTTTGTTTCTTTTTTTGCGGCCAGGATCTCTACAATCATTTCTGATACAGTTTGTGCAGAAACAATACCATCCTCTGTTCGAACAAAATCATACATTTTTTTCTTTTGTTCTGGTCCTAACAATAAAGTTAACACCTTAGACACTGCCAATAGGTTCCCGTCATCAATATCAGCCAAAGCATCAATAAGTTCCATGTTGTCCGCTCTTTCGTCCGTAATTTCGAACGCGAAACCATTTTTAGTAACTCCACTAATCATTTCTACGCAGCTGCTTTCTTTTTAAAATACTCATGATGTGTTGCACCATCCTTATCAGGTAAAGCTAACATTGATATTTCGTAGCCCACTGGCTCATTGTCTTTATATGCAATTTCACCTAATTCAGTAAGCGAAGCTTGCGGAATCACAACACGTTTTAAAACACCACCTTTTAGAATCATATCGATAACATAAGATTTATCCTTGAGTTCTTCCACTGTTGCTTTTACAGACAATCCTTCTTCTAAATTACCTGTAACATTCTTATCTCCATATACATTCTTTAATACATTTACATTTAATCCTTCGATTAATTTGTATTTAAAGATGTCGTTTTTTTCTGTTTGAGAATTTACAACAACATCTCCACCCCAAGCTTTTACCTGTTCGGTCTTCATAGAGTTGTCGTTTTTAACACCATCTTCTGAAATATAGCCTAAACTTACGAATGCTTTATCTAGTTCAGATGTAGCATCTGTAGGTAGCACAGTTCCAACATCTGCAACATACATAGAACCACCAATTTTAGGCTTTGCGGCAGTAACATTTTCAACACTAGACATATTTTTTCCTCCTAATATGTAATATCAAAAATACACTGGTAGCGATATTTTTTGGTACTTGGATCAGTGAAATTGTAATCACTGTTTAATTTGACCTTAAATATTTCATCCAGTGTAATCATGTTTTTCATTTTTTCAATAACTTCTCTATTCAATAAAGCAGCCTCATACATCGAATCTGCGTAAGACTGCAGTGCAAAAGTAGCCATATTAATATGCTCTTCTTCTCCACTTCCTGTTTTTTCTATACGAACATATGTATCTGGTGGATTTGGTGGGATCTCCATAAATACATCAACAGACAGAACTTCTTTTAAGTAGTTTAATAATACTAATTCAATCATTTTCCTAATGCCTTCATTAATGTATTATGCTTCAAATTACTGTAATACGCGTGTGGTGTAGATGCCTTAACTTTTGCTCTAACACGTTTAGCACCTACTTTTGTTTCCAATTCATACCCTTCGCCACATGCCTCTAAAACAGACCTAGCTTTTTCTTCACAAATCTGTTTAAGTTCATCAGATTTCAGTAATTGGCCAATGCCTTCATAATTCAATTTAAACTCAAAATCATTCATATCTTTCCACCATGACTTTCTTATTCCAACGCAAAGGAATCATTTCTTCGATGCCTTCCAACGGAATACCGAAGGATTTCCATTTCTTACCAAAGAAAGAAATAGTTGCATCTGACCAGTCGTGATTATCGCCTTTTGGAATGGCCAATGTGTAAACTGCCTTTTTCCCATATAGATTGGTTGAATCTAGAATCTCCTGAGATGTTGAAGGACATACTAACACATCTTTTACCATTACTGGCTTATCTGTGTATACTGGTGCATTAAATGCATCTACTCCTACTTTTGTTTTTTCATATAGAACAACATCAATTCCTTTAATCATTTGTGCCACCACACATATCTATTGTTCGTATTTTCTGCTTATTCTTAATTCCTAATCTTACGAGTTCTGAATTTTTGATAAATAAGCCTCCTCCTGGAACTAAAAAAGTGCCAGAAGCAGAATAGCCAAGAGCCGATTCCGAAAATTGAGACATCGGCTCTTTATCTGTAGAAGTCATCAAGGTCCTAGCGACAACATCTACAGTTACTGATTTTGCTACTGTTAGTAAATCTGGATCTTGTGAAACCATTTGATCTAAATCTTTACCTCTTTTTTTTGCTTCGATTCTTAGAGAAGAGCACACCACGGGAATTAATGCTCTAGCACGTTTTAATTCCTCATTGGTCATGTTTCTCCAAAGAACACCAACGTCATCGATTGTCGCGTAGTCCATTAATACCTCTATGCTGCAACTGCAGAATCAGTTGTAATCAATGCAAACGCATCAGGATCCAATACACAGAATCCTACATATGTTTCTGCACGCAATACGATTTGATTAGTTCTCTGTAAATCGCCTTGTCCGTCTGGATCTCCATATTCGATGATCTTCATAGGTACTTGCTCTGCATATCCCCATTTGAATGCATTTGCAAAATCACCAACAACTGCACGAATTTTACTATTTTTAAATGCAACTGTATTGTTTACACTATTTGCCATGCCTCCGAAGTTTGCTGGTTTATTTCCAAAGCGGAATTCAGGATATAAATATGTTCCAGTTCCTGCAGCTTTAATTTTTCCTAATGCAGATGCGAATGCTGGTGCCATAGCAATACCAGTGACATCGCAATCTTTATCCTGAATCAATGCAACTGCATCATCTAAATTTTCATCTGCCTTTACTGCTGCATAAGTTACTTTATTTGCTACCGCTTTTGCGAAGCAGTTATCACCAATCTTTGCAGATTCAACCCCATCTGCAGGATTTACGCCTTGGAAACCCATGATATCCACTGCGCGTGCCATTTTTTTTGCAAATCCATCTACAAATTGTTCTAAATAAGGTAACTGTTTTTCTTCAGCCATATTAATGAATTCATCAGTTAATCTGTGCTGATATACGATTTTGATAGGTGTGATAGTTTTCTTTGTAAAAGCTGCATCTCCTGCTGGTTTATTTTCACCTTCACCAACGATAGAAGCTTCTCCATCCATTGAGAAAACCATTACATCATTACCGGCAAATGGAATAGGTTCTTGTTGTGATAATGCTGCAAGTGATGAAAAACCTTTAGCTTTACTATATACACTTGTGACTAAATTTGATGGGAATAACCCTGTACTTTTTGTGATTGTTGGCATTGTTTTTTCTCCTTTTAATCTTTAAATTGTGATAATAATTCTTTAACAGCTGCATTCTTGTCAGTGCTTCCGCCTGTTGATCCACCATGTAATGGCAATACAACGGTTTTATTTGTTGACACTAATTCAGCTAATGTTTTTGCATCTGCTCTAAGTTCTTCTTCAGTACTACCTTGTAAGCGTGATGCCATTTCTGTTGGTAATTTAAATTCATTTGCTACCTTTGAACGTAATTGAGAAGCTTTTAACGAAGTATTTTCATTACGAATTGTTTCAAGCTGAGATTCATAATTATTCTTCATTGTCTGCAAGTCTTCAGGTGATGTATAACCTTCAAATTTTTTGCTAGCACTTTGCTCATAACCATCTTTAATTTCTTGCAATTTATCAGGACTTGTCCAAGATTCATATTTCTTGTTGATTCTGTCCACTCTATCCCTGATTGCATCTTCAAATTGTTCTTGTGTTTCAATTGGTTTAAAATCCATGTTTTTTCCTCCTATTTTCCCGTATAGTTACGTAAAAAAAGAGAACAATATATGTTCTCCTAGTAGCTTATTCTCTGTGGTTTTTGTTCCTTTTTCTTAGAACACATCCAGTAAGCTAATATTGCAGATTCTAATAAGGCTACTTCAACACCATCTTTAATGGATCTGAATCCAAATCCTCCACTGGAACCAATCGCTCGCTTTTCGCAATTGGTTACAGATTGTGTTAATGCAGGTTGATCATTATGGCGAACTGATTTATTTGATATCGCAAGTTCGAACAATTGATTTGAAGCAATAACATCTTTTACAGTTGGCAGCACTGGCCTTTTCTTTATGCCAGCTTCCTTCATATCGGCCGCCAAAATCTGTTGTCCGTTTGCTCCATCAATCGCAATACCACCTATATCGGCATTGGCCAAAAAATTAATCATCCAAGTATTTCCGTCTTTGATCTTCCTACAGTCTATAGATTCTACAAAAATGTTTTTGTTAGTGGTCTTACATGCTACAGACAATGCCACATTTTCGCCATCATGGCCATACTTTATTCCTACATACAACTTACCTGTAAACTTAGGTAGAGCGTCAACCTTCAAATTTTTCCACTCGTTTTCAGTTATCGCAGATTTCTGGTTGTACTGTAGCCATAAACCTAAACGTTGAATATTGAAGTCAATATCGTCATTATCTTCCAATTCCGCTTCAATCGTTCTTTCAGATGTTCTAATTCCTAATGCTGGATTTGTTTCATACCATGCATCTACATCTTCAACGTCTGTCATAAATTCCACAGACCACTCTGCCCAACCTGTATTTTTGCTTTTTCCACTCAATACACGTTTACGCATATCCGTAAATACAGTACCTGCAGATACCGCGGTTGATGGGGTTCCACAAAAAATCGTCTGAGGATTCTCAGACGAATAAATAGTATATTTTAATGCGGAACTTTGATCTGTAGTGTATTCCTGGGCCTCATCCACGATCAAGGTATCGAATGATTCACCTAGGCCTCCAGTGTTGGATCTAGTACGAAAAGCAATATATCCTCCTGTTTCTTCCAAGCGAATTTCTTCAGCACCTTTTTGTTTAATAGACTTGTACTGAACACCTGCATCATCAAGTAATGCACATAGTCTTTCCCATGCAGTGTGAGAAGTGTTGACTCTGTGTGCGGTATGCATAATCTTTTCGCCATTCTGCAATTTCCACATCTCAACAATCGCAACAACTTCACCTTTACCATTCTGACGAGGTATTTCATATCCAAATCTGTTATGAACCCATAGACCATCTTCAGTGATCGATAAAATGTCATAAACTAACATTTTCTGCCAATCCATGGCCTTACGTTTAGATTTTTCATAAAGTTCTATGGCTTGTTGGCCATATGTTTTTACATAAGGAATAGTTACGGAAGTAGTAGGAGTCTGTCTGCCTATTCTTTTAGGCACTGCATTCTCCATTCTAATCCTCCTAGCTATCCAAAATAATAATCACACTCAATACACATCACATCCTCGTTTTAAATTATTTTATAGATTTGCCATATTGACTAACATTGAAATGAATTCAACATGATCCAATAAATATTTCTTCACAGTTTCCATCCGACCATTTTCTTTTAAATAATGAATTCCCACCGCAGTAATTTCAATATCCGATAAATCATTAAGCATCATATATTGGTTTCCCCATGCTTTAGAAACATGCACTCCGTTAATAAGATTCTCTTCACTCATTAACTTAAGAACTCTTTCTAAATATCCATCTGTAAAAGAATCACATTTGATCGCACGTTTGAATTCTGCTTTATTAAATAAAATCGTACCTTTGAAAACCGCATAATAATAAAGCAATATTTTAAAAACTACTACATCATAATCGTCTCTAGCCATATTTCCTCCTTGCATAATAAAAGCACCTGTATTTCTACAGATGCTCATTTTATTGCCCTTGTTTCCATGCCCATTCTTTTGTTTTATTAAACGCTTCTAAAATATAATCCGGAACTGGCTTATGTTTTAACATATCATCAATATACGGATCACATATATCGAAATATTTTTTTATTTCAGGAGGATATTCTTTCAAAACCATACATGTCATCCTTTCTTGACTAACGCTTTGTATTCTGCTTCCACTTCATCGAATCTACCAAACAAATAATTTTTAGCAGCATACGAACTTATTTCACCCACATTATACTCCGTGATTCCAAGAGTATCAATGTTTTTCTTAGCTTCGTCGCATGTGGATTTAATGTATTCAAAATAGTTTTTCTCTGTTATCTCTCCGTGTTTAGCTACAAAATTTTCCGCTTGTTTCATATGCCACATTTCGTGATATTCTGTTCTAATTTTGTTGTGCAATCGCTTATCTGCGATATCTTCAGAATAGAATACTGTATTAGTGATTGCATCATATTTTCCATATGCGGTAATTCCATCTTTTTCTCCAAATATGACAATTTTTGGTTTCCCTTTGATTCCCCACTTATTCATTGCATCAGTATTATGATTTTTAATATCATGCAAAGCTTTTCTTTTGATATTTACATTATCACTAACGTATATATCATAGTCTTTATAAGAATCCACCTTTTTAACATTTAAAGATACACTTGAGTTATAATCGAATATTTTGCTATCCCCTCTTATAACCGGCTTATAGTTTTGTGTGTTTTCTTGCTGCAACAATAAAGATGTTTTTGTTTCGCGTTGCCTTTCATTTACATATCTAGTGTATTCAGCGTTTGATTCTTTTCGTGATGAAATTTCACTCCACTTTTTTGTGTGAACATCTTGCGCAGTTTTTCCGTTTCCTGGATCATATGTAACAACACACCTACAATCTCTATGCCTATGATAGACTTCATCAGGAACATCATCCGGATATTCATATGTTCCAGCTAGATTCATACACCAATCACAAGCCTTACCAGCTACTTTTCTAGTGATTTTCGGATGCATTCCAACTTTGTAATGTGCCTCTGCATTTACTTTTATTGTATCATCCACAACACTTTGATTGAAATTCACAACTGGATCTTTCAAAACCCAGGAAACATCATCATAAGATTCAGCATCTGCCAATTTTCTAACGATTCCATTAGATCTTGCTTGATTGTATACGGGTTTTTGAACTTTTAATCCAATCTTTGCATCTTCATTTAAAATTTTTTGAACCTTCGTAGAATAATCCGAAACTTTTTCAAACCCCTCTTTTAATTCTGGATCCACAACCTTTTTCGCAATGTTGTAGTACATCTTTCCGTTTGGTAAAGATGCAGAATCAATATTTTCTTCAAAAGATTTTGAAAGAAGCTCACCAACTTCAATCGCATATTTCTGCGCATCTTCGTAATCCGCTTTTTTATCGTCTAACTTTTTTAATAAATCATTAATAGTTTTAGAATCTTCAACACCGGAAGAAAAAGACTTCTTAATTCCCTTAAGAAGTTCAATTGAAATATCATCCATGTTTATTCCTCATCATCCGGCACTGTTGGAACATCCAATTTGCTTGATGCAATACCAGTAAGATCCTGTAGGTTATCTTTATTAAAATATCCTGGAACCGCTTGATTGATTTTAATAGCTCCGTCTCCGATTAATGATAATGTAGACATATCCGGTTCGAATAGTGGTTCGTATTTAACAGTTGTTTCATAAATCTGATTTCTATAGTATCCAAATCCATCTCTGACAGACGCAGCAAGGTATCCGACATTAATCAGACTAGTCGCAAAATTCTTTTGCGCTTTTCTTGCGGCCAAACGTAAATTTTCATGTGCCGCCTTAATTGCTTCTGCACTCGATGGATTATCTGTCACAAAACCTAGATCATCCAGTGTTAATCCTGTTTCTCCTGCAAACAAAGAAGCAAAAGATTTTAACTGATCAATATGTGGTGACATAGATTGTTGCGCGAACTGGCCAACTGTTGGTGTCCCTCCTCCATCTTCACTTCGTGAGATTTGAAGCATAGTCGAAATCGATGCTCGAATTTTATCCATCGGGTCTGCATCTGAATCTGTACCTAGAATATATTTTTGCGGATATGAATAGAATTCTGCAGCTACTTCTGAACGTCTCAATGTTCTAAGTGCTCCTTGTTGAAGATCGATACATGCTCTCGAGATTCTGGAATGGCCAAACTGTCTTTTTGCATCCGGCTTATGAATCATCGGCACCAACAAACAATATCTTGCTGGATTAGGAACGTGAATTTCTCTGTGGCCAACATAATCGAATACAACTGTTTCTTCGCAAGTAAAATATGCGTCCGATAGAATATTATATTTCTCATCGCGTTCCAACACTGCATATCCTTCTGTCATCATGTTAGTGATTGGATCAATGATGCCTGTTGCATCATACGCATCGATTACCTGAAGTCTAGGATATCCGTCTTCATCTTGTGAAATATAGATAAAACTACATGATGCGATCAATGCTCCAAGAATCGCACTGTCTGTAAGAATATCTTTGTTGTTCATGTTGAAGATATCGTTCATGTTAAAATTATCATTTTCAAATCCTTTAAAAGAAATGCGATCCGCTAATGAATCGACTGCCTTAGAACACCATCCAAGTGTTTCTGACACGTACTTAAATTCATTAGGAATCGCAATTTTGAAGTCTTTAATTCCGTTCTTCATTTCATAATATCTATATCTCATTCTCACTCGATTTCTTTTGGAAAAAAGTTGTTTTTTCAAAAAATTTATACCTTTGTAATTCATCTTCAAACCTCCATTTTAAAGGCTCTGCGGCCATTCATTGATGTTCATAGAGAAATATGCGTAGTAACAGCCGAACTTCGGAAACGAGCGCCTGCCGCCCATATAGCCCCCCTCTATGTGACTTTTTTATTTTTTAGAACGGTATTCGACCCAATTAATGCTCTGTGGCAGTGTTCTATTTGAAACAGTTGCATTACCACTAAAATCTCTTTTTTCGAATAACTTGTCCGATTTAATTCGATTGCAGCACATGTGTGCAAGCTGCAGGTTATTCAAGTCGCTTGGATGTCCACCTTTGTTGACTGGAATGATGTGGTCAATGACTGCGCACATTGGATCAGGCCACTTTAATTTTTTATCAACTGGCTTACCACAAATACCACATACATCTTGAGTTGCTAGTATCTTCTTCTTGTTTCTTTCCAGGATCAGTCTATGAACTCCATATGAATCTAATCGTTTGTTTGCCATAGTTTTCCACCTCCCGGGTATAAGAAAAGCCAGGAAGTTTTCCTCCTGGCCTATTTATGCAAATACATAATAACATACTTGACAGAGTTAGAGTTCTAACTCTTTTACTTTTTTATACAAATAAGCTGGCGATGGATGCAGCTTCCGGTATTTTTTCAACAATCTTACGCATAATACTATTGTCTTTTAAGTAATGAATACCTGTTGGAGTGATCTTAATATTGTTTTCTAAAACAATAATTTCATCTCCACCCCAAGCTTTTATATACTTAAATCCTTTGATCAATCCTTCATCCAACATCATGGCCAATGTTTCATCAAACATTTCCTGACATACTGGGAAATCCTTAGTCATTGGTGTTAAATAATCTTCTGGAACATCAATACGCTTATATTTCTTATAGAGATAAACCAACACTTTGCAAACAATTACATCATAATCATTGTTAGACATGTCTTTTTTCCTCACTCTTCATAATTAAATCAATCATTTTCTTATACGGATTCGCATACCCATACTTAGTTTTTAATTCATTTTCCTTCACACCACTAATGAAATCATCCGCAAAGGAAATTAGATCCAAACTCTCACAGACTAACTTTAACTTTACATAGTAATGCTCTGCCTTGACTTTCAGATTCATGAATTCTTCTCGCTCATTCATGTAGTCAATCTCATCTGACAACAATGAATTTACTAAAGTGTATTTATCTTTATGTGTTTGAACTGCAGGACCAGTGTCTGCATTTGGGCACGTTGGCATCTGCAGTGTTTCGATTTCATCGTGTATTCTTTTTAGATCCACATCGAAACCAGCAATGATCATTGAATATCTTTTAATACTTTTAATCTCTCTCAATATGTATTTCGCTTTTTCCTTTGTCATCTTGTACCTCGTAAATTGGGCGCAGGAGGTGGAATCGAACCACCAATAAGCGCTAAGGGAACGCTCGAGTTACCATTACTCTATCCTGCCATATAAAAAATCCGGCCGTAGATATGTTGTTGAGTGGAAATATACACAATCTCTGCTTCGAAAGAAAAAGATTATTTGGCCGGATTTTCATTGGTTTGCAAAAAATAATCTTTCCTTTCTTATTTATTGTAACAAAAGAAGCTGGAAGTTTTGTCAAGACTTTTTCCAGCTCCATTTCTACATAACTTGTGATCTATCCTGTACGAATCCAATTAAATAGCCATGAATCACACTACCATCAATTAGTTTGAAATCAATTTCTTTTTCAGATTCATACAACTCCAACAACTCTTCCAGTGTGTACTTATCAGAAATAACATTCTTGTTTAAACCCTGGCATTTAATAGTAAGTTTACATCTCATCCTTTTTTCCCTCTTTTCCACTGCCTTGTTCACATAATAATGAACTAAATCGTCTTTTGTCTTATTCGTATACTTAACAATGTCTAATAAATCCTGGCATGCTAATTCAAGTGCTTCTCTTTCCAATTTCACACTGAATAAACATCCATTGCATAGTTTATCAGGCAATTCAATCGCTTGGTTTTCCACTATTCAACACCTCTTTTTTTATGCACTATAACCTTATATTATCGTGCACTTACTCAACTCTTTTAAACCTACTTATTTACTTATTCTTTTTAATTTTTCTAAGAAAAAAACTTTTTGATTTTTTTGATACCTCTAAAGCTTAGAAATACAGTTCAAATACTTCTTCATTTCTAATGCTCTTAATGAGATCTTAACCACTTCAACTTCATCCAGTGTAATGCCTCTAGAAACACATTCCTTTACATCACATAAGATCTGATTTACTAAATTCTCAGTTAATCTTCCAATCTCTCCTGAAATCATATTTCCGGTTTTATCTAAGATCGCAAGCTCATAAGGTTCTTGATCAGTGCTATTTGTGATCCACTTACCATTTCTATTTCTATGAGCTAATACACTCACTGTATAACTTCCTAGTTTAAATACCCATTGATTCTGTTCAACCATCGAATCTTTTTCATGTCTTTCTCTTGCTGAATCAAAATATGTATGTAATTCCATAGTCTTAACACCTCAATAAAATATGAATCTCATTATCATGTGCTTCAATTCCAAATACTTCTGAATCTAATAGTTCTTCAGATAATAACCATTCATTCTCCATCAGATTATAAATCTTTGCGATTGGATCATCATCTGAGTCCCACTGTAAAGTGATATTCTCAACATAAAGCTTTTTTAAAAGCTCGCGTAAAGTCATTCCTGTAGTTTGTTCCATACTTACTTAGTCTCCTCAAACCCATCATAATCATCTTCATGTGCTCCCATCACAAACAAGAACAACACACATGACACCATCATTCCAACGAACACACCGCCAGCAAACCATAGTGCACTAGGCATTGTTAACTGCCTCCTGCCATTCTGTATAAGCCTTTTGGCATTCATCATAAGAACTGTCTAAAATAGCTGCAGCTCTCTGTACTTCTACTTTGTTGGATCCAGCATGTGCTACAGCAGTTAGTGCTGTTTCATACTGGTCCTTCTTTTTATTGTATTCTTGTTCTAATTCCGCTAACGTTTTCATTACATCAAGCCTCTTCTTTTTAATTCCGCGATCATCGTTTCTTCACTAATGCATTGATTCTCAACTTTTCTATATGCATCTAAATACCACTCTTTTTTATCACCGTTATACGTCAACTCGTAATACATTGAATCTGGAAGGTTCGTACTCAACAAATACTTCCAGTTCTGTAAAGTTTTATTCTTCCACACAATATATACATGTAAATCCGACACATACTTTTGGTAGTCTTTATCAGACTTATCCAGATGCTCAATTGTGTAGCTTCTGATTGTTTCAAGAGCTATAATGTCTTGAATTTGATTACCTACTAATTTGATAATATTTTCTTTATTCATTTTTACAATTCTCCTTTTCCAAACTCTTCAATCATCTGATTGATTACATCTTTTATTTCTTCCAGGATGTCTTCGTACATCCATCTCCTTAATCCACTAATTGGTGCTATTGTTATATTTGGATATTCGTAATAATCACTATAATGTGCATAATCCCATCCAAGACAATTTGTTCGTTCTTTTACACCTAAGAATGTAAAGCCAAAATGAACTAATATATCATTCAAACGTTCATCATCGATATCTTCGAACTTCCAAACGTTTTCAATATATGCGCATGGATGTGTTCCATACGATACGATGAAGTACTTTATTCCTTCATAAACACCTTCATCAACTAGTTGATATGCTCTGTCACGGTAATATAACTCTTTATTCTTCATCCTCTGCATCCTCATATTCTTGTTCTAAGCTATCCAAATCAATATGTTGGCCACATTTCGGACAATACTCATATTCGTCATAATCGATTTCATATCTAGTGCCACACCGAGGACAAATCCATGTATCATACACAAGTTCTCCTTTGTAATATCCATCACCTTCAATATCAGGTGTTGTCGCCATTTCTTTTTCAACAAGATCACGCAAATCATCAAGTAATTGGAGTGCATATTGATATTTATTCATTTAAACTCTCCTCATAAACATCTTTTGGGACATATTCAACTAAAAATCCACCTTCTAAAACCATCACTTGTAAAACAACTACGCCTTCCCTATCACCACCATATTTTCTTGGATTATCCATATCTAACAAAAAAGGGTTTTTAGGGGCCTTACAAATAATAGACTCTGGATGTGATTTACACATCAAACCGCTTACTGAACGAAATTCTAACTTTTGATTAATTGCGTTTAACATTTTACCTCTCCTCTAATAATTTCATGTCATAACCACTGCTAACAAATTTCATTGTCAATTCATGATTTATACAGTTTCCTAATTTTGTGTAAATCAATTCCATTTGTTCTCGTGTAAATTCCATATCAAGACATTCATTCACTTTTCTTAAGACATCGTCTTGATACTCTCTATTCTTCTTTGTGTATCTGTATGGCATTGCTTTAAAACAACTTCTGCTGCACCATTCAAGTAATTTGTACTTCACTTCGTCAACTGTATTAACATCGCCTAAATAGAAATATAGATTTGTTTTTGGAATCAGAATTAGCTCTTTATTGTGATTTGTGAATGATCCATAGAAGATATTCATAATTTTAGATATATAATCGGTTAAATCATCCTCTGCTCTTCCGTTCCAGGCATTTATTGCCGCTTCCTTTGATGCGTAAATGTAGATGCCTTGCGAACTATCGGAATCAGTAGCAATTGGGCAACCGTCTGTTGAATTACTTGTATCGTGCATAATTACATATCCAACTCCACTGTATGGATTTTCTAAATAGGATTCATCTTTAAAATTTCCTTCATCGTCCGTTAACTGTAATTTTGCTTCTCCGCCACAGAACGGACAAGGTCTTAATTTTTCTGTCATACTTCATCCTCGTGTTCTTCTAAGTCTTTGCGATTCCCCAAGGATTCTCTTTCTGATTCTAAATACTCCATAAGTAATCGTTTTATTTTACATTTTAGAGTAGCTTCTCTAATCCGTTCAACAAGCCAATCTACAAGCGCAAACGAAACTTTGATAAAGATGACAAAGAACAACATAACACACGCAATCGCGAAACAAGTCTTAATAAATTCTACTGGTCCCATTTAAAAATCCTCCTCATTTTGTGGCATTTGATAAACTTGAACACCATTATTCAAAACAAAATTTTCAAACTCTTCTTTATAAGTCTTACAAAATTGCTTATCTTCAATTAATTCTTGAATTTCGTCTAACACATCCAAAGCTTTTTCTTCTGTCGAATAAACACCTAATTCGCAATCATATCCATCAGTTGTTGCACCACATATCAAACAGTAATTGCCGTCATTAATGACACGAAGAAAATTAATATTCACTAGAGCATTTTTTGTCTGATTTCTAATCCACATATCTTAATACCTTTTTTAACCTTTCCATGTAGCCTATGGCTTCAAACATTTCTTGTGCATTCATTTCATTTGTTCCTTTCTCAAATGTATCTCACATCAACCAATGGTTCTCTTTTGTATTTGTGATTGCAGATATCTAAAATTGTCTGATAACTGCAATATAGATCAGCTGCAGCCTTCCTGGAACTAGGATAGGTTTTAACAAGTTTTCCATCTTTAAAATATCCAATCGTTTTAGTTCTGTGTGCAGATGCTCTTGGTGCTACTTTTGCAGCGAATTCTTTCTTTTTAACAATTTTCATATTTTCTAATTTTAATTCTCCATCCACAATAACCACTTCATCATCCTGAAGATCGTATTTAACGAATGCTTTTGCCAAGAGCCTGGATGCATTTATTGGCTTACAACAAATCTTAGTTTCATACACTTCATTATGCTTCCATGGTTTTGAAATATGGGCACTTCCGTTTCTAGAAATCTTCTTAAATGTGCAATCCGAGCGAGCATAGTATCTAACTCCTTTTTCTGTTTCATGGATCAACAATTCCTCAACTTCTCCAATCGGATCATTTTCGAGTTTTACCAAACAAAGTCTGTTTTTCATAGCACCATGTTTAGCCATAATACTCGGATAAGCCTCCCACTTAAAAGTGCTCCTAGTCCAATGCAATTTTCTACAAATTTCTTTTTCTGTACCTATAACGATCAGCTTTTCACCTTTGTACACCGCATAAATATCTTCATGCACGATCGTTCCTCCTTATCCAAACGTAACATCGTTTATTGAATTCTTACGCTGCATAACAGTAGTGGCGGTATAGATCGAAGTTGTGTTTAAAGAACTGTGGCCAAGTTGTGCCTGCAATTCATTCAATGTTCCACCACATTTTAAGAACTGGATCGCAAATAAATGTCTGAAGGAATGCGGATGAATCTTATTCAAATTGATTCCTCGGCATTGTCCGGCCAACTTTTTCATCCTTCTTGTGATTGTCGTTCTATGCAGCATCTTTCCATTCTTTCCAGGAAACAATGTTCCTGATTCGATTTTGTTCTTCTTAGCATATCTTCTAAGCTCACGCATCAAATCATTTCGAACAATCACCTTACGAACTTTTCCCTTGTTTGAAATCATCAACACATTGTTTTCTAAATTTTCCACAGTGAAATACTTCAATTCACTTTCACGAATGCCAGTGTATGCATAAATCTTCATGATGAAATACAAATCCATCATGTTTTTTTCTTTCGCCTTACGCAACAGTCTTTTGAGATCCGAAGGCTCAAGCACTTCATCCAGGTATATTTCTTTCTGGATTTTAACTGGCTTCATGGTCAATGTGGACGTGAACTTTTTAAATGCGAATAATTCAAACCCGCCATATCTGTTTATAAACTCAACGAATTTAATAAACTTATTACAAATCACGATGTAATTATTCACTGTTTTCGGAAGGTAGACATCAAGAAGAACATTCTTAAATTCACGAATATCTTTCTTAGTGATCTCTCCATCCTGAAAAAAATCAGTGAACATTTTAATCACCATCTTGTAGTGATCCACTGTGCTGCATGCTTTTTCCTGATCTGCTTCTTCATCCAGGAAAGCATCCACACAATTCAATAAATCTTGCTTAGTCCTTAAACCACACCTCTCTATTTTTCATCCTCTACTTTTTCAAAGATGACATTGTAACCTTTCTTTGCATACGAATGTATTTTCCCTTTGTCCTCATAAACGTAAGCCACAATCGAATCATTCTCATCGCGAACACTCAATTTGAATTCCTTCTCATAGATGCCAGTTTTGACATTTCTGTATTTTCCACCTTGTTCACCTTTTCTAGAATCCGCATCGAATTCTTTGCATCTCTTACGATGCAAGACTTCCTCAATATCTGCCTTTGTTAATCCAAACTTTACGCAATAAGCACCGATGGCCAATTGTTCCTTTTTTGTTTTTTCTAATTGCTGAAGCAAAAACATAAGTTACCTCCTATTCATGTAAATACTCATCAAACTTATCTCCAAACAAAACACTCGGTCGAAGATTACTTTTCATCACTGGATCCGTTAACCAAGAATCACACTTCTTTTCGATCACTGTTTTTAAATCGTTCACTGTGTAGCCCTCATGAATCAACGCACTGATCAGTTCAACATTTTTCTTTGCCTTAGGAGAAAAGCCTTCCCCATCTTTTTTGTCCGTTTCGACATTCAACATCTGAATGACCGTTTCAACAATCTCAGTGATGTTTTTATCTTCAGGTAAAGAAGTATATATATTCTTACTTTCTTTATTTCTTTTATTCTTTATTTCTTTAGTTGTTGTTGTTTGTTTGTTGTTCGTTTGTTGTTCGTTTGTTTTTTGTTTGTTTTCCGCTTGTTCTTTGTTCGTTGTTTGCTCGTTGTACTCAAAACCAAAACCTTGAAAATCTGCGTATTTTACAACACATATGACAGTATTTTTGTTCGTTGTGATACGCTTAATTTCCCCAGTTTTCGTTAGATTTTTCAGAGCCCTTTTTATCTGCTCCGGACTCAATCCGGTTTCACTCGCTAAAGTGGCGTAAGAAGTGATACAAGACCCTCTTTCAATCGTCTGCCCATGCCAGTTTCTTTCGGCATAATTAGCCTTTAACAACAAATGTATAAACAGCCTGCACGTTGGCAAATCATCGTACCACTCCCAGTCAAGAATCTGCCGAAAAAGCTTAATAAAACCACCACAATTTTCCATTCCATCACCCCCTTAACGTGTGGATCCAATCACTTAGTACATACAGTGACTAGCTTCAGTTCTTTCTTTTTTTCTGTGCTTTGTTAACTGTCTTCGCATTTCCATTCCAAAAGCCTTTGTACATTCTGTGAAGCACTCTTTAACTTCATCTGAAGACATTCCCTCAATGACCTGTAAAAACGCATAACTAGCGTTTGTTTTACCAGTAACAATAGGACCTTCTAATGTAGGAATTACATTCAGTTCAAACATAGGACCGCATTTATTCATGTATTCTTCAAATCTATTCACAAAATCATCTTTTTCTTCACTGGTTTTTTCTCCCTGGCATTCTTTCTTAAACCGTTCCAATTCTTCATTTATTTCACGCATTTTTTCTTCTTCATCAACAATTTCTGAAGTTTCTCTATCAATCCATGATGTTTTTATTTTCTTTTTCTCCTCTTTTTTACTCAAACCCTGCAACCTAGGTACTGCAATCTGCTAATTATTTATGCCCAAATTCAAACGTGTTTTTTTGCTAATTTTAGGAAAGTTTTACCAATTGAGATTACGGATTTTTTTCTGACGTGCTTGCATTTATGACAATGTTTTAGGAAGGTATTGAATTATGAAAAGAATGATCCTTTTTCTAGCAGACCACGTCACTTGCGGCAATACCTAGGTTGCAAGATTTGAGTTATTTGTTTATAATTTAGTTGTTCATTTTTGATTGGCCACTTTCATATGAGTGGTCTTTTTTTATTGCCGGCTCATAAGCATACCCTGAATAGTCGTACAACAACTTAGGACTTATGTAATAAGATGTTTTAGTTGAATCCGGCATCTTGAAACATGATCCAATAGGAAGCTTACCTTGTTGCATACCTACTCGAATGAAAGCTTCTGTCACGTGCAATGCAGCTGCAGCCGCATCGATTGGCACCCTCGTTCCATTAAATTCCATAGTTTTCTCCTTTCTACAAACTGATTGATTTAATTGTTGTGCAAACAAACGCAGTTGCGATTACACATCCAATCACCAAAACAACGCTTACGAATAACATCCAGCTTGCGAAACATTGCTTTCTACGCAATGATTTTTCTCTTTTATCGAGATCAGCATAACGATGCATCATTCTTGTATACTCCGTTTCATGCGAGTTGTTCGCAAACGGAGCTAACTCTGCATCCGATTGTTTAACTGCTTTTACTTTTTTTGTTTGTGACATTTCTATACTCCTTTCTATCTGCTTCTGGTGCAGCACTTGAGATGCCACTTCTTCTGATTAACATGATCAGGCTACTGTTTTTAATAGAGTAGTTTTGGAGGCTTTTAATCACCTCATTTTTTTATGATAAAAACGAAACAATGAGCCTATTATCAAAGTTTTGCGAAAAGAGATATCTTCATGTTATTCAGACTTTGCTATGTCTTGATAATGATAGGGGGATATCACTTATTTAGAATCTAGATCAAGCGAATGGGGAGGTAGAGCTAAATCGTGATTCTTGACAACAGCAATGAGCACTAATGGAATTTCTTCCTTTCTAGTTCTGAAATGACATCTCAAGTACCGCACCACATTATCCATAATTCAGATAATTCAAATGTTACGGATAACTTCACGCAAGAAATCAATCAATTGATTGTTAAGACTAATAAGCTCGCTAATCTTAGTGTAGATTCCGTTGATCTTATGCATTTGGATGAAACAGCCCAAAACAATTAAAATTACAGAGATTGAATTTAGGCAAATATTTCTATCAAGACTTCGAACCTGATCTTCGAGGTCTTTTATTCTTCTTTCGTGATCCATACTATTTTCCTTTCTGCTGTAGTCGTTGGTAGTATCTTTAAAATTGCATTTATGCAACTTCAGTACTAAAAAAAATAAGGCCTGCTTTTTTTGATGGAATATCTAAAGCTTGCACTATAGCTTGAGCTGTTGCAATTGAGCATGCTCTTTGCTCATTCAATAATCTACTAATTGTGGATTTATCAACATTGCTCATTCTAGCTAATTCCGATACAGACACATGTTTTTTATCCATCTCTTCTTCCAATAACTTAATATTCACTTTCATAATGCTCCTTCCTTTCTGTTGCATTTCTGCAACTTCATTAATATTATATACCTGTGTTGCATTATGTCAACGATTTTTGTTGCTTTTTTGCAATTTTCTATTTATACTGTGATTAGAAATGTGAAGGTTTGTGGATATGGAGACAATACAAGAACGAATTAAATCAAGAAGACTACAATTAAAATTGACATTGGAAGATGTTGCAAATGCATTAGGAGTTAATAAAACTACAGTGATGAGATACGAATCTGAAAGTATAAAAAAATTACCGACGGATATCGTTCCTCCGTTAGCGAAAGTATTGAAATGTACTCCGCAATATCTTATGGGATGGGAGGAATTAGAAAACGAAACTTACATTCTTACGGATCATGAACGTGAACACTTGGATATATACAGAATACTGGATGAAAAAGGTCAGCATACAGTAGATACAGTAACGCAAATGGAATACGAAAGAGTGAAAAGTAAGAAGGATTAGGAGGAATAGAAGATGAAAAATAAGATTACGATTGATGAACAAATCGAACATATGAAGTCAAAAAATATTAAGTTTCAAATAATGAGCGAAGACGATGCGAAAAATTTTCTATCAACAAGGACTTATTATTTTAAATTAAAATCATATGCTAAATCATTTCAAACAATGAATACATGCAATAACTATTTAAAATTAGATTTTGCTTATTTGGTAGAGTTATCTACACTAGATGCTCATTTAAGACAATTTATTATGAATTTGTCATTATCAATAGAACATTCCTTGAAAACTAAACTAATACGAGACTTTACAAATAATCCAAATGAAGATGGTTATACCATCATATCCGATTTTATAAACCAATATCCTTTTATTCTTCAAAATATAAATACTAAAAGAAATGATTCAGCATGTGCTGACTTAATATGTAAATATCATCCGGATTGGCCGATATGGGCCATAGTAGAAGTTCTTTCTTTTGGAGATTTCATTAAATTATTTAGGTTTTATTATATTAAATACCCAGATTCCGAATCGAAAAAAGAAATGGATTTATTATGGTCCGCTAAATTCATACGTAATGCTGCTGCGCATAATAATTGTTTATTGAATTCGCTAAGACATCCTTATGTGCATACACACCTATCAAAAAACAATAAAATTGTCCCTACTAAAGCATTGCAATTAGAAATAAGCAGAATAAGTGGGTTAAGCAAAAACGCAAAAAAACGCATGCTAGCAAATCCTGTGACACATGATTTTATCGCTACGCTTATGCTGTTTGACTGTGTTTGTGCTAGTAAAGCCATGAAAAGGAATATATATAACGATTTGCACGACTTGTTTGAAAATAGATTTTTGCGCCATCAAGATTACTTTAAACAAGATTTGCTTCTTGTTTCTTCATATAATTTCATTCTAAAAATAATTGATTTTCTAGATTCTGGAGTGTATAATCTTAGCGAAGAACAAAAAAGTTAATCTTTTTCCGGGAAGATGGTGCCCAGCAACATCTTCCTATTTTTTTATTTACACAAAAAATCCTGGATGCTACCAACATCCAGGACAATCAAGAGTACTACCAATACTCTGCCATAAAAGTATGATTGCTGATCAGTGCTTTTATGTGCTCATTTTACCATGAATAGGAGGAAATTAAAATGGCACAAAATAATTTCAGACTACCTAGCGGATATGGTTCAATTTATAAACTGTCAGGAAACCGAAGAAGACCATATCGTGTTCGAATTACTACCGATTGGGAAATTGATATGGAAACAATGAAATGCAACCAGGTTCGTAAGACTATTGGATATGCGAAGACTCGTCAAGAAGCAATTCAAATGTTGGCCGAATACCATCATCATCCACTGGATCTGAATGAAACAAGGACGACTTTCTATGAAGTTTATGAACGTTACTACAAGGAATATCTAGAGCCTTATGAGTATGAAAAGAAGAAAAAGAACAATATAAACAGATTCAAAGGTAATATGAAAGTATTTGAATCAATATATAATGTTCCTTTTAATGAATTAAAACTTAATGATTTTCAGCGTATTATCGACAAGTGTGGAAAGAACTATCCGACACTAAAATCAATCAAAACTACTTTAAGACAGCTTTGTGCTTATGCGATGAAATATGACATCATCACAAAAGACTATTCACAGTTTGTGGATATACTTAAGTATAAGGACAGAAATCCAAATGCATTGAATCGTACAGTGTTCTCTGATGCACAGATCAAGAAGCTTTGGAAGGAATCTGAAGATATTTATGTACAAGCTATACTTATGCTAATATATTCCGGAGTTCGTGTATCTGAACTGTTGGATCTGAAGAAAGAAGATGTGGATCTAGAACATCATGTATTCAATATCGTTGATGCCAAGACTGCAGCTGGTATTCGAGTCGTTCCAATTGCAGACAAGGTCCTTCCATTCTACAAACAATGGATGAAACATGATTGTGAGTACCTGATCTGCAATAAGGATGACTTGCACTGTTCTTATGAGAATTACCGTGATACGTATTGGGATCCAATCATGGAACGAACAAAGATGAAACATACTCCACATGATACAAGACATACTTGTATATCGTTACTGACAAAAGCGGATGTGAATCCAACTACGATTAAGAAGATTGTTGGCCATAAAGGTGCAATGAGTTTAACAGAAAAAGTATATACTCATATGGATTATCAAACATTATTGGATGCAATCAATAAAATATAA